CCGCCAAGCACATTACCCCCACCGCCCGCGGCACCCCCGCCCCCGCCGCCGGCCAGGCCCCCGATAACACTTTGGGCAAATTGTGACCCGGCCTGCACGAACCCGGCTTTCATTTCCCCGGCAGCCAAAGCTTTCTGGCCTTCCAGTTCCGCCACCTTCTGGATGCCGAGATTTCGTTCCCGACGGGCCGTCTCTGTCAGATTCACGAGATCCGCCCCGGCTAACCCGATCTTGCTTGGCGTCTCCTGATTAACCGCGGCCAAGCCTTGAGCAGCGAGATTGGTTTTCGCTTGCTCGTAGTTCTGGAATTGCGGGATCAAACCCTGGAGTATATTCAGCCGGCTGCTTGACAACTGACTGCCGGCCTGCGCGAGCGTCATCGCGTCCTGTTCGTTCTGCCGCTCAACATTCATCGCCGCGGAACCTAGCAGGCGACCGAGCACCCCGGCCACGGGTCCTTGGCGAGACGCACCGACCCCGGCGGCGCCTGCGGTCTCAAGACCCGACCGAATCAATTCCGCCTGATACGTCGGAGGAAGTTGAGAGCCGCGACCCAGCTTCTCCCGGGCCTTATTCGTAAACGCGGTTCCCAGGTCCATCTCGGCGGGCGCACCAGCCGCAAACTGCTGGGCTAATCCGTAAACCATCTGGGCCACGTCGTCACTCCGGTTGGAATCCGAAGCATTCTTGGCGAGCATGGTGGTAAACGATTTCAGGGACGAGTCTCGAATCTCCGCGAGTTGCGGGTCCACCTTTCGCATCGTGTCCAGCCGGGTCTTCCAGGCGTCGATATCACCCTGCTTGGCGAGGTTTGCGTATGCCTCCGGGTCGATATCATTGAGTTCCTTCAAGGCATCAATCTGCCCGTTCAGAGCTTTCCGCTTGGCATTCCCCTTGATAGCCGCGGAGCCCGCCGCACCGGCGGCAGCTACAGCAGCAACAGCAATTAACGCAACTGGCATTAGAGTCCTTTCACAAACGCTTGATCGGAGGGCTTGTAACCCGACCGTTCCAAAAATCCCACTGTCCCGCGGTCATCATTGGCAACCGCACCGCAAAATATCGCCCGGGCTCCGTGCTCGCGCGCCCACCGCTCCGTCCGGCGCAGCATCACGAACGGCATCGCCGGTTTCGTGTGCCCCCGCTTTGCATAGGCCGTGTGCATCTGAAATACCTTCACTCCTGTCACGAAATCCAGGGACAGCGTCCCGCTGATAATGCCATCTGCAACATTATCCTCCAGGGACAAGAACATTACTCCCGTGTCGGACTCAAGCAAACCCCGCCACGTAGCGAAAAAGTGCGCCGGATTCACTCGACCCAAGGTTCTCCGGTCTTCCTGCATCTCCCGCAGCAAAGGCAGCGGAAGGGGCAACTGTTCAAGTGTGGCCTTGAATATCACGTTTTCCTGATGCACCAAACGGCATACACCGGGGGCAAATTATTGTGGGGCTGATCACCGCCAAAAGACTGTATCACGCCATTCCCGGAAGGGCCTAAATCTGGCTCCCCCGCCGAATTATCCGTGCTACCCACGGTAGAGGTGCCGGTAACTCGAAGCAACCGGTTAAAGCTCCCATTAGCATGATTGTGCTCGGGAATCTCGTCAGAGGTTAGTGTATGCTCTTCCTCCCCGGAGGCTTCCAGCGCCGCCCGCTCGTTTACCCCGCCCGCGATAGTTAACTGGGTCGTCGGACCCGCCCCGGGATTCTTCGTGGCCTGCACCAGTATCCGGCCCCGTGAAGTCACACTTTCCGTCTCACCAGTTCCGTAAATTTCCCACCCAGGATTATACTGAAGCGCTTCCTCAGCGGTGGCCCAGGATACATACTTCAGGTCTCCCCGGCACCCGTCAACGGTCCGCCACTGCCCCCGCTCAAAATGGAGCATCGTGGAGATGGTGGTGTCGTAGTATTGCTCCAGGCTGGCGGGATTGGTGGGACGGTTGGCAGTAGTGCCGGCGGTGCGAAGCAACGGCTGCCAGTCCCCGCCAACGAAAAGAAAAACGCCAGTCATCTGGGTAAGCGCCGCATCCAGGCGGAACCACAGCAAAGGACCACCTTCCAGGGGACCGTCGGCGGGACCGCCCTCGACTTCCGTCAAATAGTTTCCGTCCACGTCCTTTTCCCCGGCGGGATCGTCGGCCTGGACCCAATACGGCGAGGTCTCGGAGTCAGTAATAACGAGGGGGATGTAATCGGCATCGTTATCGTCCCAGACATACCACGTTACACCATCTTTCAGCCAAGGACCTTGGTTCGAGGTAGGCTTCAGTCCCCCGACAACAATCGTAGAGAACCCGAAGGGCGCCACGATGCGGGTGCGCTCCAGGATTGACTCATACCATTGCTGGGGCGTGCCCTTAAAGTTCTGCGGCAGAGGCGCTCCCTGCAAAAATAGGTTGGTCTTGTAAAGCGTGCTCATAGCGTATCATCCTGCCCTGTTGACTCCGGTGCGGAAGTGCTGTCTAATGCCACTTCAGGCACTGGGGCGGGCGAGATGTAAAACTCGTCGCAACAGCCTTCCCGGGGCGGGCTTGGCAATATGAATTCAAACCGCATGTTTAGCTACTAGAAGGTAGGCACTCTACCAAGAATCCGCCAAGCTTCGGGGGTGCGTTATTCGCCAAAGAGTGTGCCGCCCGCATAGACGCGGTGCATTGCGCCATCTTGTCCGCGGCTTTTTGCGAGATTGACGTTGTAACTACCCCGCTGCCCACCACGCTTACCCCGCTGTAACTCTGCACATCCGTGGCCGTTCCCGTGTAAGAAACCGGGTCCTGCCCTAACGCAACAACCACTTCGGTGGCGGTGCCGCAGGAGGCGCCCCCGTCGAACCGGGCAGCCCGTATCGTGCCGTCATCCTCATCCTTCGGGCAGTTGGCCGTGAAGTTTTCGGTCTCCGCGTCGAACCACACCCGAATACGGTCCACAGCGGCAGCCCCGTTTACCAGCACACAAAGCTGAAAGTCAGAATCGATATGCTCTTCCCGGTCCACATCAGAGTCCAAGCAACACGAAGACAGCGCATCCGCCGGCTTCAGCCGATTGTCCTCGGTTTGAATCGTTCGACTTTGGCCCTTTAGCGCGTAAATATCCTCGTCCCACGAAATCGACTCCCGAACCCCGATGATGCCCTCTTCCGCCGAAATCCGTTTCGATCCGATCCGCTTAAACCGTCCGCGATATGTCCCCGCGGAACTAACGGCGATATCAACTTCGCCAATAATGTCAGTCAGCCTAATCTCTGCGTTTCGCCACACCTTGGGGGAAGTGTCGGCGCCCCGATATGCCCGGGTCTCGAATCCCCAAGTGATGGGGCAACCGTTATCGGTTCGCTCAGTCGAAAAGGCTTCCCACATGCGGTTGAAACCGTCCAGATCGTGCGAAATAAAGAAGCACCGGGCTTGGTCATTAACCGTTCCGGACACCCAGGCCGCGGGCCGCGTCCCGGTCCAGTATCCGGCCCACTTCAGGTCCGCCCCGCTCATATCGAGACACCACGTATGGGTGTTCTCCACACTCGCATGTGGAACCGACATCAGGAGGTAAGACTCGAACGCGCAGCCGGCAATCAGAGACACGTCCGGGTCCACCCGATATTTGCTGATCGCCATGTCCGTGTCAATAACTCGGAACCGGCCCTCAACGTAACCCTGTCGAGCTACGTCCAGCCGGGTCAGGCCGTGTGAAGAGAACCAGTAGAGTTGCCCCTGGGTCGCCACGATAGATCGTTGGCTGGAGTTGCCCACGTCCGGAAGGATGATTTGCTGGAACCCTTCCGTAACCGCCCACAGATCCCGGGACCGTAGCCCAGACAAGAACGCAGTGGTAGTGCTGGCGGTGAATACCAACAGCCGCGGAGTCTGAACGTTCGGAACCTCCGCCATCGAAGTGACGTTGCCCGGCAGGTTGAATGAATTGGTGTTCCCGATGTAAGCGCCCTCGAAAAACGAAAACGGGTCCGCGTAGTCACTGACGAAAAGGGAGCGATTGCGAGCAACCCACAACCGCCCCCCGGACCACGCCATCGCCGTCCCCTGTGGCGTTGCGTAGAGACCTCGGTGGTGTTGCCCGACCGCACCGTCCCAGGAACCCGGGGCGGACACACCATCTTGAATCATCAGAACTGCTCTCGGGTCGATTAACGTCAGCGACAGATCCGCGTTGCGCTGAACCGCCCGCTCGCACTGCGCGAACCAAACTTGTTCGACGAACGGGTCAAACTGGAGGCCGCTGACCTTGGAGTATTCATCAAACGGGGCGGAAGACGTATAAACACTCCCCCCGAGCACAATAATCAACTGCTCGATTCCCTGAATCGGTTGGAACAGAAAGAATCCCTGGAGCTTTCCGGCAGGGAGGTTCAGCCGAAATTTGTATCCCGGGCGGCACTGAAGCCGGTCCCCCCGGACAATGGTATTGAACGCCCTATAGTAGGCCCCCGGGGACAAATCACTCGGTTTATCGGACGAGCGCATGCCCGCCGGAAACCGGGTGTCCCCGTCTGATGGTTGTCTGATTACCGTGGGCATTATTCCAACCAGTCCCCCGAGGCCATGATGGAGTTGCCCCGGTCGTTCACCTGAACGGGCATTACGCCCGGGGGCGCGTGGCTGACCTGCGCTTCCACGACGTAGCGACGAGCCGTGGCCTCGTAGGAGGTTCCCAAGGCAATGTCTCCCTCGTCGTAGGCTTTCAGCGCCCGCAAAATCATCAGATATCCGATCCGAGACGGCACCGGAATAACGTCGTCTTGGACCGCCAGCTTCAGTAGCCGCTTGCGGAACATCAGTCGTATCCACCCGCAACTTCTCGACAGCCTGATCCGGCGATACTCGGGCACCGTTTCGTCGTGGTGATATACGCCAATCACGGTTCCCGTGGTGGCGCCCAAATCGAAGGTGGCCAGCCGGACCGGACCCGTGGTGGCGTCCCGAACGATCTTGGTTATGCGGGACACCGTCGGGGCGTTTGTATCGGGCAACGCGAACCCGAATACCGTCGGGACCTGATAGCCGTTCACCCAGGTTCCGTTTTCCTGGGATCGGAGGGGAGACTGCTGCTCGTCAAATCCGTAAATCCGAAACAAAGAGTTCGCGTCTTCCTCGTGGTCAACCCAGGCTACCACCTTAGACGGAGAGCCGATGTCTCGCAGGGTCGGGAACGTCAGCAGATCGTCCCACTCCCACCCACAAGGAGTCCGGCAGTCCCCCATCCCGTTCAGATGGAACCTGAATATCTTGTCCCTGGCGATGGACGGATTTCCGCCGATATTGATGGCAAGCGGAACGTCCACCTCGCGGGGCAGGGCGACAAAACGTCCGTTGGTGCAGATATCAAGGAACCCGATCAGCGGGTCGAAATCCCCGGCGTTCGCCAACACCTCCACGCCTTCTGTCAACCGGCGGTAAAGCGCCGCCACCTCACAAGACCCGAAGATCTTCTTGGCGTCTTCCCAGACATCTTGGACGAGAAACGTGGGCATTAGTATTCGCTCTCTTTTTCGCTATCGGAGTTGCCCGGATTGCCTTCTTTCAAGGCGTCCCGAAGCCGGTCGAGGATCTCGCTCCGTTCCGCGTAGGCGTCCGCCTTTTTATCCGCTTTCTTGCCTTCGATGTTCTTGATAGCGCGAAGCTCCAGGGTGCAGGAATATGTTTTCTTCCCGTCCCGTTCGTTTTCGCTCCGCGACGTGACCTTGAACTTGACCACCATCGTTCCTTCATCAGGAAATGGGTATTCCTTGTCCTTTGTCAGGTGGACTGACGGGTAGTAGGGCTTTCCCATGTCGTTCATGAGGCACGACGGTTCTGACATTTTTTCGGCTAGGTCGATCATATCATTTACAAGGTATGTGTTTCGGTCGGTTAAAGTCCAGGAATCGTTACTGGGGGCGTTAGTGTCGGGTCCAGATACAACCGGCGGTTTGGCAACTGGACCGGTGTATGGGATGCGTTCTGGACATCGGCCTGGGCGGAATTCTGAATGTATGTCCGGACTGCCTGAACCTGTGCCCGAGTTGTTGGTTTGGTCTGTCCCTGAAGAAGACATGCGACAACCCCACTGGTAAAGGCGCAGCCAAAACTTGTGCCAAACAGGGGAATGTAGTTAGAATCCCCGGTGTTCGTGGCGCCTTTCACCCACTGACTGGGGGCGCTTACGTCAACCCGGGAACCGTATCGGGTGCAAGAAATTCCCGGAAACGAACCGGTCGCCGCGGGAAATATGTAATACGGACCATCCCGCCATTCAAGTCCGCCCACTACGATAGAATCAGGAATTTCTTCCGCGAACCCGCCATCTATGGTGCCCAAATCCAGACCATCGTTGCCCGCGCATATGACAACGACTATGCCGGCATCAATGGCGGAGTCTAACGCGGCGTTGACTCCCGCGGAATCCCCCACAATCGAAAAATTAAGGACCGCGGGATTCGGTCGGACAGCCGAAAAATCTACCGCCTCCTGGACGGCATTAAGTATGCCGGTAGCGGACCCGAAATTAGACGAGTTCAAGCAACGAAATGAAAAAACATTAGCCTCCCGGGCAATGCCGACCGTGTTCCCCGCGGCGCATGACGAGGTGCCGGTTCCGTGATTGTGGATTACCGGGTCGCCGACATAAAAATCGTAAATTAAACTAGCCCTACCCCCGAATTCGTCGTGAGTAATGTGTATGCCAGAATCACACATAAGAATGTCCACCCCGGCCCCGCTGGTGGCGCACTCAAAATGAGTTCTCTGAGGCGAATCACCCGCCCCAGCGGGCCAAGGAGGATTGACGCGAATCGTTCTAGCGGGGGCCCAGCTTCCCCCGGAAACGTTACGATGCACAATAAGGGGGAAAACAAGTTCATTATCCGACCCGCGATATACCGGTGCGTCCCCGTCTTCGACGGAGCAATACGCGGGAAGTTCTAGCCCCCAGGCATCCGCCGCCGACACCCCGTCAAGCATAAACACCCGCTTGGCAGAAATACGAGTATCCCACTTAATCCCGCGTTTTCGGAGATAGTCCGATACGGCGGAGACATCCGACCCCTTCTTTACGGTTACGATAGCGCTCATGTCGTTTCCAAGATCTCCATGTTGAATGAGTTTTGATACCCGGATAAGACCCTTAGAACTCCACCGGAGTTTTGTAAAACTTGAGCGGTAAAGTAATCCCCGGGAGAAACGGAAACGGGAGCCGTAGAACACGATAAAGTGTTAACTACCCCCGAGGTGTAAGGTCGTATCGTTACCTCTCCACCCGCACCCTGGTAGTCGAAAGAATCATTCTTGGCCAAAAACAAAACCCTAATCCCGGAGACATGATATTCCCACCGGACGGTCCCCCATACCCGCACCTTCGATACTCCCGCGGGAACCGTAAGCCGCGACGGGTTTCCTGGGTTCCATATACCGCTAGTATCCAGTGTGGGCGTGTCCCAGTCAACCGCGGTAAGAGGACCGTTTGGAATGTCGGGGCTAGTAGTGGCCAGGGTAACGGACGCCCCCAAAAAAGGAGCACCCGCGGGTGAGATACCGTTTGCGGTCCGAATGAAATTCGCTATATCCTCCGCGGACGCCCGAATCGTCGAACCATCCGGTTGTGACACCAAGAACTTCGAGGTGTCGGGCACCCCACTAACTGGCGTAAGATCTGACAGTTCAGCAACAAGATTAGTCATAATCAGTTTGTTATTACCTGAACAGAAAACCAGGTAGCGTAGGGGACAGAAAAACCAGTAGTAACCGAGGGGCTCTGCGCTTCCACAAAAAAAGAGTCCCCCGCAGACACTGGCAGAATCCCCGTCTGAAACGATACGATGGTCCGGGCGGGGCTAGTGGCGGGGGTGATGCTAGCCCTACCATATCCTGCCGACCCGTCCCCGCCGGTCTTGCGTATCCAAGCAAACCGAGTTGTGGCGGAATTACCCAGCCAAGCAACCCCAGAATAAAACCGAACTCGACTCACGCCCGAAGGAATAGTTAAAACGCTTGGGGAACCTGCGTCCCAAAATCCTCCGGTGTCGTATATCTCGGTATCCCATTCGATGGGGGTTACTGTATCCGTGCTGTCCAGAGGGTTCGACCTACTAACAAGAGCGCCTTGAAACGATAGCCGAGAAGAAACCTGAACCGAATTCGCCTGAACAAACCCCGCCAAAGAACTAAGGGTTACCTTCCGGGAGTTTCCTCCGGAGTCCACAACGTAAAGTGCTGATTCCCCAGACAACACCCCGCCGGGAAGAGAAGAAAGTGCGCTGTCACTCATGATCTGCCCTCCAGTATTTCCATCTGGGCCCAGGAATGCTGCCCCGGGGTCAATACTACTGGGCCAGCGGTCGAATTAGCGTAAAGAAACCACTGAAAGTAGTCTCCCTCGGATACGTCAAGTGGCCCCGTTTCCCCGAAAAAGGTGGGTCCCTGACTCGTAACAGAATTCTTTATTAGTCCCACTAACCCGTCG